GCACGGCGGTCTTGTGGGAGGAGAAGCTCCCCTACTATGCCCTCATGGTTATGAGAATATCCGAGGGCGAGGCGTCCTTCTCCTCCGAAATCCAGAACGAGCCCATCGACCCCGAGAACTGCGCCTTCGCCGAGGAGTGGTTCGACTACTATGACGACGACGGGAAAACCGTCCCGGACTTCTCCGAGTCGCGGTTCATCTTCGTGGGGGCGAACGACCCCTCCCTGGGGAAGAACCGCAAAAGCGACACCTCAGCGATCATCGGCCTCGCGAAGGACACCTCCTCGGGCTACCTCTACGTCGTGATCGCCGACATAGCGAAGCGAAAGCCGGACAAGATCATCGACGACGCCCTGGACGACTCCCGGAGGCTCCGGCGCGAGTACAAGAAGCCCTTCTACAAGTTCGGCGTCGAAGCGGTTCAATTTCAATACTATTTTGCCGAGATCATGCGGCAGCGGGCGGCGGAGTGCGGAGAGTATCTCCCCATCGAGGAGATCAACAGCGTCCAGAACAAAGACGCCCGCATCCAGAGCTTGCAGCCGTTCGTCAAGAATGGCTATCTCAAGTTTTCCAAGAAACACAAGACACTCATCGACCAGATGCTCAAGTACCCCATGGGGAAGAACGACGACGCGCCCGATGCCTTGCAGATGGCGGTCGCGCTGGCCCTCTCCGTGAAGGTGGGGCGGAAGGTCGACTATAAATCAGTTTTAGGCCGCGCCGTGAAGTTCCGGCGCGGGGCATTTTAGGAGGTGGGGCACATCAACATCCAAGAAAACACAATCATCCACGGAGACAGCCTCACCGTGCTCCGGCAGATGGAGCCCGAGAGCGTGGACGCAATCATCACCGACCCGCCCTACGGCATCAACTACGAACTCGGCAACAGAAAAGTTAACACCCTCGGGAAGATAGCAAACGACAACGCCCCCTTTATCTGGTTCCTCTACGACGCTTTTCGCGTACTCAAATCAGGAGCAGCCGGAAGCGGGAGTCTAATTTGCTTTACTCGCTGGGATGTCGAGCAGACATTCATCGACGCGATGAAACTCGCGGGTTTTCAGGTTAAAAGCGAGATTATTTGGGATAAGGTAACGCACGGAATGGGAGACCTCAAAAAACAGTTTGCTCCATCACACGAGAATGTGGTCTTTGCAATCAAAGGAAAATACTGCTTTCCAGGCCGACGCCCTCGCGATCTTGTCACATTTCCAAAGCTCAACGGTTCACAGATGATACACCCGACCGAGAAACCCGTGGCCCTTTTGACAAGCCTCATCACCAGCGTCACAAAACCGGGCGACCTCATCCTCGACCCGTTCGCCGGGAGCGGTTCTACCCTTGTCGCCGCCAAAAAGACGGGGAGGCGGTTCATAGGCGTCGAGCTCAACGACGAATATTTTGAGAAAGCGCAGCGGCGCATCGAGGAGGCGATTGAATGAAATTTCTCTCCCTCAAACGCCGGGGACAGTCCCGGGCCACACCCCGCCCGGACACCCGGGAAGTCGCCGTCGCCCAGGTAACGGACAAATACAGCGACTACCCCTCGAACGGGCTCACCCCCGTCAAGCTCGCCGAGATATTCAAGGAGGCCGACGCGGGCGACATTCTCCGGCAAGCGGAGCTCTTTGAGGAGATGGAGGAGAAAGACCCGCATCTCTTTTCGCAGCTCCAAACCCGTAAGAACGCGGTCACGGGCCTGGACTTCGAGATCATCCCCTTCGACTCCGACGACGAGAGGGACAAGGAGATCGCGGAGTTCGTCGAGGGGCAGATCAACGGCATCGAGGGGCTCGAGGACATCATGCTTGACCTCCTGGACGCGATCGGGAAGGGCTTCGCCGTCTCTGAAATTATGTGGGCCTATGAGGCCGGGCGGGTCGTCGTGAGCGACATCCGCTCCCGCTATCAGAAGCGTTTCTTCTGGGACAGCGAGGACGCCTTCCGGGTCAGGACAGACGAGGCCCCCGAGGGGATGGAGCTCCCGAAGAACAAGTTCATCCTCCACCGCTACAAGGCCCGCAGCGGGCACCCGTCCCGGGCCGGAGTCCTCCGCGTGGTCGCCTGGATGTACCTGTTCAAGAACTACACCCTCAAGGACTGGGTCGCGTTCTGTGAAGTCTACGGGATGCCGCTCCGCCTGGGCAAGTATCAGCCGGGGGCCAGTGAGGACGACAAGCGGGCCCTCATGCAAGCTCTCGCCCAGATCGGCGCGGACGCGGCGGGCATTTTCCCGGACGGGACGACGATCGAGTTCGTGAACACCGAGAAGGCGAGCTCGACCGACCTCTATGAGCGGCTTGCCCGCTACTGTGACGAACAGGTAAGCAAGGCCATACTCGGGCAGACCCTCACCTCGGACAGCGGCGGCGGCAGCTACGCCCAGAGCAAGACGCACAACGACGTCCGCCACGATCTCACCGTCGCCGACTGCAAGGCCCTCGCCGCCACGCTCCGGCGCGACCTCATCCGCCCCCTCGTCCTGTTCAACTTCGGGGACGACACCCGCGTCCCCTATATCCGCTTTGACGCAGAGGAGTCGGAAGACCTGGAACAGACGGCGAACATCATCGGCACCCTCATCGAGAAGACGGGGCTCAAAGTCCCGACCTCGTACATTTACAAGAAGTTCTCTATCCCGAAGCCGGAGGGCGGCGAGGAGATCGCGCAGCCGCCCCAGCAGAACGCAGGCTTCGGGGGCCTCCCCTTCAAGCACACGCCGCCCATGAGCGCAATCAGCCTCAAGGCCGGGGGCGAACCGGGCCACGGAACGCAGGAGCGCGTCGATCTCCTTGCAGACGTCGCCATCAAGAAAAGCGCGGGCACCTTCAAGAAGACGTTCGGCCCCGTTCTCAAATTACTCGAGAAGGCCGAGAGCCTCGAGGAGCTCCGGGACATGATGGAGGACACCGACACCGTCGCCGCCGTCTTCAAGGAGATGGACGTCACCGACGTCGAGGAGCTGCTTCAAAAGGTCATGATCTACGCCGACCTCGAGGGGAGGGCGCTCGAACATGGACGGAATTGAGAGCGTATTCTCCCGGAAGGACATGACTTTCGAGGAGGCCGTCGACTACTTCAAGGGCCGCGTCCCGGTCACGGCGGAGGTCTTTTACCGCATCGCCGAGCAATACCGGGGCCTCGCCTTCACCGTCTCCGGCTACACGAAGGCGCAAATCCTCAAGCGGTTCTATGACGAGATACTCGCCGCCCTGGAAGACGGGAACACCTTCTCGGAGTTTAGGAAGAACATGAACGACTTCCTCAAGGCCGAGGGCTACGAGGGGCTCGACCCCTTGCAAGCCGACCTCATCTTCCGTACCAACATACAGACGGCCTACAATGTGGGCCACTACGAACAGATGACAGACCCGGGCGTCATGAAGCTCCGCCCCTTTTGGCAGTATGACGCCGTCAACGACACCCACACCCGCCCGAGCCATCTCGCCATGGACGGGAAGGTATTCCCGGCAGATCATCCCGTCTGGAATACCTGGTTCCCCCCGAACGGCTTCCGCTGCCGCTGCACCGTGCGGACGCTCTCAAAGCGGCAGGTCGAGGCCCGGGAGCTCAAGGTGGAGGACAAGTTCCCGGCGATTGCCCCCGACCCCCACTTCGGCACCAACCCGGCAAAGGTGAAGTTCTCCCCCGACCTCAAAGGCTACCCCGAGGCGCTTGTAAAGGCATACCAAAACCGGGAAAAGGAGAACCCCGCACCATAGGCCCGTAAAGCGGCCCAGGGCGCATGGGGGGACGCCGGGAGGGTAATTCCATAGGGTAGCCGTGGACAGGCCGTTATAACGCCTTTTAACGGCGTTATAAGGGCAAGGAACAGCGAGCGAAGGAGGACACAAGTCAATGAAGGGTTTTCTCACCCTCAAGAGCGGTGAGGTGGAGATCAGCGGGGCCCCGGAGATCATCTCCGTGCTCCCCCTGGGCCACGTCACCAGCGCGAAGGGGGACTTCAATGTCGATGAGGAGAGCCTTGCCGCAATGAAGGCGCAGATCGCCCAGCGCGGCGTCGACCTTGTTATCGACTACGAACACCAGACCCTCACCGGGGAACAGGCACCCGCCGCCGGATGGGTGAAGGAGCTTTTCCTCGACGACGGGAAGATCAAGGCCCGGGTCGAGTGGACGCCCAGGGCGAAGGAGTACCTCGCAAACAGGGAATACCGCTATCATTCCCCGGTTATCACCGTCCGCAAATCGGACAATAAGGCGATGGGCTTACACTCTATCGCGCTCACCAACACACCAGCGGTCGAGCACATGGAGGCAATCGTCAATTCTACCAACTTTGAAGGAGGAACGAGCAAAATGAACGAGTTTTTGAAACAGCTCGCGGCGCTGCTGGGCCTGGGCGAGGACGCCACGGAGGAACAGGTCGCCGAGGCGCTCAAGGCTTGCGTCGAGGAGAACAAGAGCCTCAAGGAGAGCGCCGCCGAGGCCGCGAAGCAGCAGCCCCCGGAGGACGACAAGGTCGTCGCGAACAAGGAGGTCTGTGAGCTGCTGGGCCTCAAGGCCGGAGCGGCGACCGCCGACGTGGCGGCGGCGATCATGGCCCTCAAGGGCGGCAACATCGGCGGCGTCAACCTCGTGGAGCAGGTCAAGAGCCTGGAAGCGAAGCTCGCCGACCGGGACGCCGAGGAGGCCGTCGAGATGGCGCTCAAGGCGGGCAAGATCACCCCGGCGCAGCGGGACTGGGCGAAGGGCTACGCCCTCAAGAGCCTGGACGACTTCCGGGGCTTCGTGGAGAAGGCCCCCCAGGTCGTGCCCATGGGCGACGTGGGCGGCTCCGCGTCCGTGGCCCTCAAGGCCGACGAGGTCGACGAGGCGACGCTCCTCGTCTGCAAGCAGCTCGGCATCAGCGCCGAGGACGTCAAGAAGTACGGAATGAAGGGAGAGTAAGACCATGGCAAAACTGACAGCACCGAGAGACACTAATGAGATCGCGAGCGGCGCGACCTCGATCGCGCTCCCCGTCAAGGCGGCGACCACGATCTTCCAGGGCTCCATCGTCGCGATCGACGCGGACGGCTACGCCATCCCCGGCAAGAAGGCGGCGGCGCTCAAGGCGGCGGGCCGGGCCGAGGAGACCGTTGAGAACACCGGGAAGGACGGCGAGGCCGTCGTCCGGGTGAAGCGGGGCGTCTTTGTCTTCGACAACAGCGGCACCGCCGCGAACAAGGTCGGCCCCGCCGACATCCTGGGCCCGTGCTACATCGAGGACGATCAGACCGTCACCAAGACCGCGACGGGCGCTTCCGTGGCTGGCCTTGTCGTCCGGGTGGACGACGAAGGCGTCGCCGTGGAGATGGGCTTCGGCCTCACCGCCCCCGCCGCCGCGTCCTGAAATCCGAGAATAGGAGGAAATAGATCATGATTGTCAATCCCCAGAATTTGAGGGGCATTTATGTCGGGTTTAACACCCTGTTCAACAAGGCCCTCACCACGGTCGAGCCGCTCTACAAGCAGATCGCCACCGTCACCCCGTCCACCACGGACGCCGAGACCTACGCCTGGCTCGGGGACATCCCCGGAATGAGGGAGTGGATCGGCGACCGCGAAATCCAGAACCTCGCCGCCTCCGGCTACGTCATCAAGAACAAGGACTTCGAGCTCACGGTCGGCATTGATCGGAACGCGATCGAGGACGACAAGATCAGCCTCTACAACCCCTCGATCGAGATGCTTGCCCAGTCCGCCGCCATGCACCCCGACGAGCTCGTCTTCGCGCTGCTGGCCTCCGGCTTCTCCGTGAAGTGCTACGACGGCGAGGCGTTCTTCTCCGACGCCCACAAGGTCGGCAAGAAGACCGTCTCCAACAAGGGCACCGCGCAGCTCTCCCTTGAGGCGTACATCGCGGCCCGGGCGGGCATGATGAGCCTCACCAACGCGAAGGGCCGGGCGATGAACATCGTCCCCGACCTCCTCGTCGTCCCGCCCGCCCTCGAGGCGAAGGCCCGGGAAATCCTCGTCGCCGACTTCATCAACGGCAGCAGGAACACGATGCAGGGCACCGCGAAGCCCCTCGTCGTCCCCCAGCTCGCCGGGCATGACTCCGCGTGGTTCCTGTTCTCCACCTCCCGCCCCCTCAAGCCCCTCATCTACCAGGAGCGGAAGAAGGCGAAGTTCGTGAGCAAGACCGCCGAGACCGACGACAACGTCTTCATGAAGAAGCAGTTCCTCTACGGCGCGGACAGCCGGGGGAACGCGGGCTTCGGGTTCTGGCAGATGGCCTACGGCAGCGACGGCAGCGCCAAGGCGTAAGCCCCGCATAAGGAGGGAGCTCCATGAGCTACAGCACAAGGGCAGAAGTCCGGGAAATGCTCAAGGACGACGCCCTCAACGCCATCATCGGCGACACCTTCGAGGAGGACGAGGCCGAGCGCGAGGCGAAGATCGGCCCCATCATCGACATGGCGATCGGCGACGCCGACGCCGAGATCGACGGCTACCTCGCCAAACGCTACAAAGTCCCCTTCGACCCGGTTCCGAGAGTGTTGAACAAGTTCTCGAAGGACATCGCGATCTACAACCTCTATTCCCGCATCGGGATTGACGAG